TGTTGTCATTATAGTGAGAGTAGACGTAAAGAACATTTAGACGAATCTATTAGGGCACAAGCACATAGTGATAAAATTTCAAGTACTATTTGTAGATATGGTAATGAGGTTGATGTGGTAGTAGAAGCTAAACATAAAGAATTAGCCGTATTAAATTACTATGAATTAGGAAATCTATAAAAGACTTCCGCGCATCTGCGTGGAGAAGCCATATATTGTTCGTATATTTACACATAAGCAAGGTTGCTAATATTAAAAAATAAAGGTTATGACAGAATTAAAAACATTCATCGAAGAGATGAGATCAACAAGCAGTGCTACAGAAAAATCTGCGATTATAGCACGTAGTTCAACGTTTATACACGATGTACTAGAAGCAACATATAACCCCTACAAACAATATTATGTTACCAGTAAAACATGTTTAAAAAATAGCAAGTTAACTGTACAAGGACCAGTAGAACCTTTATTAGGTTTACTTGGGATGTTAAGTACTAGATTTGTTACTGGACATGACGCGATAAAGAAGGTAAATAGGTTTGCCAGTGATGGTGTTGATAATGATTTAATTTATAAGATTATTGATAAAGATTTGGATATTAGAATTGGTGCTAAAGGCATTAATAAGGGTGTCCCAGGTTTAATACCAACATTTTCGGTTGCACTTGCGAAAGAGTATGAAGAGGGTAAATGTGATTGGAATGATGGGTGGTTTGTATCTAGGAAATTAGATGGTGTTAGATGTATTGCCCGAGTAGATGGTAATGGTAACTGTAAACTATTTAGCAGAACTGGTAAAGAATTCAAAACCTTAGACAAAGTAAAGGAATCTATAGAATCAACGGGTATAATTAATGTAACTTTTGATGGAGAGATTTGTTTAGTAGATAAGGATGGTAATGAAGATTTTCAAGGTGTGATGAAACAACTAAGAAAAAAAGATCACCAAATTCAAAACCCATCTTATATGATTTTCGATATGATGAATAATAAACATTTTGATGACGAGTCACCTTCATCACATTTAGAATTTAGATTATACGATTTAAGATCTTGGATTGATGGTAAATTTCAAACCAAAAAACCTACAAATATTATTAAATACGCCGAACAGTATAGAGTTATAGATGATGAACATTTAGCTAAATTTGTTAAATTATCAACAGATAATAACTGGGAGGGTGTTATGCTTAGAAAGAATGTAGCTTACGAAGGTAAACGTACAAAGAATCTAGTGAAAGTTAAGAAATTCTTCGACGCCGAGTATAAGGTAGTGGATTTCGATATTGACAATCATGAAGTTGTTAGAGATGGTAAATCTGTTACAATGCAGATGCTAGCCCAAGTTTATATTGAACATAAGGGTCATAGGGTAAAAGTTGGTAGTGGTTTTACTCAAGAACAACGTTTACAATATATGGATGGTTCAATCGTAGGGAAAACAATAACAGTTCAATATTTCGAGGAAACTCATAACGATAAAGGTGGAATTTCATTAAGATTTCCAACTGTAAAACACATTTACGATACTCCAAGAGATATGTAATATGTATTATGAAAAGAATGAAGAATGATTTAAAAGAACTGGGTGTATTATTACTATTTGGTATAGTTACTATTTTTATATTTTGCACTTTAAGTGAATGGTTAAAATAAAAGTTATGAATGAAATTAAGAAGAGATTTTTAGAAGAAGCTAGGTTAGTTGATATATCTAGTATTGTAGAGTTGATAGGTAGAGCTGAGAGTAGAGGATTACTAATAGAAGTAGTCCACACAGCTTTGGAGGATATGAAAAACAATAAAAACTCAACCCCACTACTAAGTATACAAGTAGCTATCGATTGTTGGGATGTTTAAAAAATAATGCGTACATTAATAATTACACAAAATAAAAAGTTATGGAAAATTTAGTACAGAGTAAAGATGAAGTAAATGCAGGTATCATCAGTGATATCATGTTTTATACAAGAATGGTAGATGAGTTATGGTCTTACCACCCAGATAATGAAAAACGTGTTGACGTTGTAGCTGAGTTTGAGAATGTGCAAAGAATATTGTCATCATTAGAATCAGAATTGCAATTTGACAGTGAAAAAAATTAACAGTACCTGCTACGCTACCCATAAGCACAGCGTCCCAGAGTAGGTCTTTTATTTAAAACCGCTCAGGTTCAAACATAGAAATATGTGGAGGATAATTCAGTCACCGGCCCCTAGAAATAGAAAAAACTATAGACTGACATGTAAGGAAAGTGGGAGCCTTACACAATATTAAAACGCCTGATTCTAGTGCATTAGATAGGGATCGAAGCACCCTGATGACGGGTCTATTAGTTTAACATATTAAATACTTCGGTAATTATTATGATTAGTAGATTGTCGCGGACGCAGGTCGAATCGTTGGTTGGGCTAGTTGGTAACTCTAGAGTGTTTCTCAAAGTTATAAATAGAGGGGATGACGAAAGTTATCCTCTCTTGTCATCTATGCCAAATACCCGCGATATTATACGGTTTATATGCGTTTATATGCGTTTTAACGCGATGGTATACAAACATCACCACAATCATCACAAAACCACATATCTACAGTTTAATACCACCGAAATGTCCCCACGCCTTATTTGGGAGGTGTTGTAATCTTTCGTATATTTATGACCATAACCACCACCCTTTTGGAGGTGGTATTACAACATAAATGGATACTAAAAAGAATAAAATTAATATAGACAGTGTTTGGGAATTATTCTCACAGAATGATGAGTTAGATGGTGTCAACCCTAAAATTCACATAGATTTCACAACCACCCCTGTTTACTGGGTTGGAATGTATAAGAAATTAGTTCTAAATCATATTAAATTCAATGCTAAAGTAATACAATTCTTCAAAGAAGCAAACCATGAATTAAATGTGCAAGATGTTAAGGATGCCGGTGAATTTGTAGTATATAATAGAGCATGGAGTTACATCCAGAACATTGACCCAACAAACCCAGATCACTTGATTGCAATATTTAAATACTCAGACGAATATCTAGATACCTCCCTCAAATTGGGTATACATTTCTTCGAACAACATGAGCAGTATGAGAGGTGTGCAGTTCTAAAATCTATCCTAGATGAGGTTGAATTGTTTTCTATTTAGACTTGGATGTTAGATTTGTTTCCGTTACCTTTAGAACATGGGTTTTGGAAATATTGGGAAATTTAGGAAATAAGAGATATCGGGAATTCGAGATATCTAGAATATTGGAAATATCGGGAATATGAGGGTTGGAATTGGTTGGAATACCGGGGGAAGATTCGTATATTTACCCATATTAAAATATAGAATATTATGAATGTTAGAAATAAAGAATTAATAGATAGGAGATTTGACCAAATCGATGGGAAAATTAGACACCTCCGTCATCTAGTATCGGGTACAAGTACTACCAAAGATTTCATTGAAGGTTTACAGGAATTACAAGATATGCAAAACGAGGTTAGATCTATGATAGATAGAGATACTAACCCACTTAGAAAAGGTTAATAAAAATTAAAGTTATGAAATTTGAAGCAGAAAAAATCCAATCCAATTGGGATGAGTTTATTGGGAATATCGAGAATTATATCGAAGGTCCCCGTCAACAGAAATTATTAGACTTTTATGGAAAGTATCAAGAGCGTGTTATGCTCATGCCTGCTGCCCATAAAAAGGAATACCATTCGGCATTTCCCGGAGGTTATGTTGATCATGTAAATCGTGTTGTTCGTTGTGCTATTAAGCAGGCTGAATTATGGGAAAGTGAGGGTTGTGATATGACTACATTTACTACTGAGGAATTAATATTCTCAGCTATAAATCACGATTTAGGTAAAATGGGAGATTCGGAAAATGAATCATATATACCCCAGACCGACAAATGGAGAAAAGATAAATTAGGTGAAGATTACACATTTAATAAAGTGTTAGCATTCGCCTCAGTCCCAGATAGAGGATTATTTCTGCTTCAGGAACATGATATCAAGTATACCTTTAATGAGATGGTAGCAATCCAAACTCATGATGGTTTATATGATATAGCAAATGAAAAATATTTAAAAGGATATTTGGTAGAACAAAAACCAAGGACAGCATTACCCTTCATCTTACACCAGGCCGATATGATGGCAGCTCGAATTGAGTGGGAAGTTGAATGGTTACCTAAATTTAAAAGTACTACCCCACCAGTTATTAAAAAACCCACCAACACTAAAGCAAAGGCATTAGGCTCTATCAAAAGTGAAGGTTTAATGAATATGTTAGAAAACTTATGATATACCCATATATAATAATATCAGTATTAGCGGTTCTAGTTGTAATCTTAGGATTTACAACTATGAACCTGCTACGTAAAAATGAAAGAGCCGAAGATATAGTAGTAGGTTACCTCATATACTTAGATAAAATATCTAAGGTAATTGAAGCCGCGGATGAAAAGTTGAAAAAAATAGACTATAATGGTTCCTTTGAGAGTGATGATGAAGTTGGATTCTTTTTCAAACAAATTCAAAAAATTCAAGGTATATTGAATGAATTCAAACTGAAAAAACTCAAATAATTTTATGGATTCTATTATAAGAAAACACAAGGCAAAGAAACAATCTAGGAGATACTTTACCCAAGAAACAGAAGATGCTATCGTTAGATATAACGCATCTACTGATTCCGAGGAACGTAGTCAACTATATGCTGAGTTTATACATTGGCCCTTCTACAAATTAACACAAAATATAATTCATACTTTTAAGTTTTATTATACCGATGGTGTTGACAATTTGGAGGATTTACAACATGAAATTATAACATTCCTGCTATCAAAAATACACCTATTCAGCCCCGAACGTGGAGCTAAGGCGTATTCTTACTTTGGGACTATTGTAAAACGTTGGCTTATAGTTTATAACCAGAAGAATTACAAAGCAAAAATTACTAATGTTACAATCACATCTCTTAACAACTATTCAAACCTTGACAACCAAACATCAGGTTTTGTAAACTCTCCGAGAATAGAAAAGGAAATAACATCCTTAATGGTTGATAAGAATGAAAACAATGATGGTGATGAGTTAAACCTTAAGGGGTATAAATATGAAGATAAATTATCAATTTTCATGGACTTGTATACTAAACATTGTACAGATAACATTTATGAAATCTTCCCCAAAAAATATGATGCTAGGATAGCAGACGCAATTCTAGAACTATTTAGGAAGAGAGAAGCAATTGATGTTTTTAATAAGAAAGCACTTTACATTTACATTAGAGAACAAGTTGATGTTAAAACACCAAAAATCACAAAAATAGCAAATGTTTTACATGCTATATTTAAGGAAAAATATTTATTCTACCTAGAACATAATAGATTCCCACATAAGTAGATTTTATTTCTCTATATTTATAACAAAAACATATGGGACAGTTAGACTCAGTAATATTTGGCGATAAAAAATTCTCAGACATTTTAGAGGAAATATATAATAACCAAAAACGAAAAGAATCACAAGTAACGGCACTAATATCTGAACTAAAACCCTTAGTTAAGGAAATTGGTGACGCTACTCTTATTGTTCCACTTATAAAGG